GGACATTATATCCATAATTGTAATGATATACTTATAGAAGACCTCACTAAAAAAGAAACACAGAAATCAAAACGACGTGAAAAACTACTAAAACAAATTACACTTGCAAATGATATCAACGATATGATGAGGTGTAGTAAGAACCTCAAGCTCCGATAAGTTGAATTCGGTTATATCCTTTTTGTAGATTTCTTTGTTTTATTTTTCTTTGTTTTATTTTTGTTTGTTTTATTTTTTTTCTTGTTGCTCTTTATTGGTATCTTCACTATTTTTACTTATTATATCAATACTATTATTGATATGGAAATCACTCATATTAATATTGTGAGAAAATATTACACATTTTATCGTTTACTACGTTCTACGTGCTACGTGCAAAACGTCTGATATTCATCTAATAACATTAAAGCCATTGCTGCGTAGTTATGTAAATCTATAAGCGTATCGCGAATGCCCTCATCACCTATTAAATTTACTCCATTATTTGTTATAGACATTGAGCGTTGTAATTTATCTTCTATTCGCATCAAAACACCGATTACTCCATATTTTGCGAATGCGTCGCCATAGTCTATATTTTTTTTGGTAAATAACTCTAACGCTTCGTTTTGAATTTTTTTCATTTGTTCTACTCGATTCATTGTTAATAAATAGTATAAATTGTTGGGTTTATATTATTTTTTATATAAATTGGTGTTTTACTACGTAGTAATACATCTAGGATACATCTAGGATACATCTAGGATACAGCTTCATTATGTTCCCTTTTGTCTGTAAAACAAAACTCATTTTGAAAAGAGGTCCATGAAGGGAGGTCCGAAAAAAAAAGAATTCTTTTTATTTTCAATATTTTTTACACCTTTTCTCATTTAAAACGCCCATTATAAATAATTATTTTCTAAATTTCCTTATATTTGAACACAAATCCAAGAGAACTTTTTTTACTCCCGTTTAAAACCTCACCCATTGCTGGAGATGATGTAATTTGATACTCTTTTTGTAAATATTCTTTTGCCTCAAATGGATAAGTAAATGTCTTTATAAAGGTTCCATCTTTTGTAAATACATCAAATGGTTTGTTTTTTCCCAGTGTGTCATTTCTTTTTTTAATCCATTCTGACGAACGATTTTTCTGTGCTTCACGATTTTTTTCACTTGCTTCTGGATTGTCTTTATAGTATTGTTTCTTTTTTTCGCTCATTCGTTCTCTTGCTTCTGGATTTTCCCAATGTTTTTTTGATAGTTGTCTATTTCGTTCTCTTTCTTCTGGATTCTCAAACCGTTTTTTCTGCGCTTTACTATATTTTTCTCTTTCTGCTGGATTTTCTTCTAACCGTTTTTTTATTTTTTCTCCATGTTCTTTTCCCAATTCAGGATTATCTTTATAACGTTTTTTCGCGCTTTCTCTCATTCGTTCTAATATTTCTGGATTTTCTTGAAATGTTTTTTTTCTTTTTTCAGCTTGTTGTATTGTTGTTTCTGGATGTTCTTCATGATGCTTTTTTGTTATTTCACTCTGTCGGTTTCTTGCTTCTGGATTTTCCCAATATTTTTTCATTGATTCGTTAATTTGTTGCATTAGTTCTGGATTATCCATCTGTTTTTTCCTCATTTCTTTCATTCGTTCATATTCTTCCGGATGTTCTTGAAAGTATTTTTTCCTTATTTCACTATTTTTTCGCTTATCCTCTTCTGTAAAAACATAACCATTTGTTCCCTCTCCGCCCATCGTCATATTATATCCATTACCATCCATATAATATGAATTATACTTTATGATATATTCTTTTTCTTTTTCACATAATTCTTCCACTGTATCTGCTGTATCTATTTGTATAAGTTCAAAAGTACCTTCCATATAATATTTTCTTAATGCGTTATAAATACATCTTGTATCACCGCTTTTCATTTTATGTTTATGTTCTTTTTTGCGTTGTTCTAATGAAGTAGTCGTTAATCCGATATAATTTGTTCCGTTAGGGAATTGTATTTTGTAAATAGAACCGTAACTCATTTTTTATATTAAAGATTATTATCTTTTTATTTCAATTTTTTAATAATCGGCATTTGAAATGTTAAAAGGTGTAAGAACTTATTTTTCAAGAACTTCTCTCTCTCTCAAATAAAAAAAAATTAGGGAGGTTTTGCCGATTGTTTTGCCGATGTTTTGCCGATAAAATATAATTTTGATAATTTGAAAATTAATGTTAATTGAAGTATATTGTCTGCAAAAATGCAGTGGATGTAAATAAAAAGTATAAAAATAGATTAAAATTCCAACCTCTCGGCAAAACCCTCCAAAACCCTCCGACTTCCCTCCAAAAACCTCCGAATACAGCTTCATTATGTTCCCTTTTGTCTGTAAACCAAAACTCAAATAAAAAATTAGGATATATTTTGTAAAGATTTAGGAAAGATTTGTAATTAAAATATATTTTAATAGTATATAATGCCAAAAATTGACTATCATAACACAGTGATTTATCAACTAACTTGTCCAACCTTTAATGATATATATGTAAACTATACAAGTAATTTATATGTTAGAAAATATGGATACAGTCATCCAGCAAAAATAAGAAAACATCTTGAATTTCAGGACACCATCGATTTACATGGTGGCTTTGAGAACTGGAAAATTATAGTCCTCGAGAAATATTCTGAATGCAAAAATGTAGCGGATGCAAAGAAAAAAGTAGAAGAATGGATTAAAAAACTCCGACTCCCTCCAAAAACCTCCGACCTACCTCCGGAGTGCAATACATGTAAAAATTGTGGTAAAAAATTTACGAGAACTGATAATTTGAATAGACATATAAAATATAGGTGTGTTATAGAGAATACGAATATTGCAAATAAACGAGATATTATAGAAGATATTACAATACTTTGCGAAGAACTTGCAAAAAAACATGAGGGACAACGTAAAATAATTGAATCTGTTTGCGAAAGAATAAAAAAACAAATGAAAAAGACGGTCATTGAGTAAATACTTATATGTTCCCTTTTGTCTGTAAAACAAAACTCATTTTGAAAAGAGGTCCAGGAAGGGAGGTCCGAAAAAAAAGAATTCTTTTTTAGAACTTTTTTTTTTAGAACTTATTTTTGAAAGACTTCTCTCTCTCTCAAATAAAAAAATTTTAAAGAACATTTTAAAGAAGTTTTAAAGACATTTTAAAGACGTTTTTAGACGTTTTAAAGACATTTTAAAGAACATTTGAATAAAATATATTTTTATAATATATAAAATGCCAAAACTTGACTATTCAAAAACAGTCATTTATCAATTAACATGCCCAACTTTTGACAGCATATATATAAATCATACTACAAGCTTACGGAATAAAAAATATTTATATTCTCACCCAGAAATGGCAACAAAATATATTGATTTTTATGACACCATAAAATTACATGGTGGCTTTGAAAACTGGCAAACTATAGTCCTTGAGAAATATCCTGATTGCAAAAATGCAGCAGATGCAAAGAAAAAAGTAGAAGAATGGATTAAAATCCTCCAAGACCCTCCAAAAACCTCCAATCTACCTCCAAAAACCTCCGACCTACCTCCAAAAACCTCCAATCTACCTCCAAAAACCTCCGACCTACCTCCAAAAACCTCCGACCTACCTCCAAAAACCTCCGACCAAACGGATTGTAAAACATGTAAAAATTGTGGTAAAATTTTTACAAGAAACGATAACTTGCAGCGACATATTAAATATAGATGTGTTAAACAAGAGATTGCAATACTACGTGAACAATTGGCAAAAAAAGATGAAGAACAGCATAAAATAATTGAATCGGCTGTTCGCGAAGAAATGAAGAAACACATGAAACAAATGAAAAAACAGAAAAAACAACTATCATTATGTAATTCAAATAGTAATAATCGCACAATCAATCAGAATCTTCAGCAACAAAATAACATCAACAACAACACTACAATAAATAATCACAACATCACAATTGAATTGGGAACAGAGAAACTATCTGAAGTATTCACTCATAAACAACAAAAGAACATTCTGGAAAAGGGATACAACTCATTACGAGAACTAATACAACACGTTCATTTCAATCCAAATTACACGCAATTCCAAAATCTGTCTATTACAAACATGCTGGGTCCGTTTGGATACAAATACGTCCAAGATGCCAAAGATTTCATCATCATAAAAAAAGACGATTTATT